TTTAGGTTCTAGCCGTGCTAAGAAACGTGCGATCATTGTCGAAGATGCACTAGAAAAAGTAGCAACCCTTTATTTAAAAATGATGCGCGTGTATGATGGCACTCACTTTAAAGATGTTGACGGCGTACCATTTATTGCTGCACAATTTACAGAAGATTTTGTGGTGAAAGTAGATGCACATAGTAACTCACCAATCTTTACAGAAGATTTAAGACAACTTGCATTTAATCTATTTAAAGCGCAAGCTATTGATCGTGAGGGTCTCATTGATTTACTTGAACCTCCAATGAAACAATTGCTCAAAGAGAAATTAAAAGCTAATGAGCAAAAACAAGCTGAGATGATGGCTATGGCGCCTCAGGCACCTACACCTAGTCCAGCTCCGCCAGCAACTGATATGGAGGAACTATAATGGCAGAACGTGATATGACAACACCCACTGCAGATCAACCTCGTTATTCGACTGCAGAATTAAATAGACAAGATCAACCTGCAAGTTTACAATACCGCGTACAAGGTATGAAAACTTATGGAACTCGCATGACAGACCGCAGTTCTGCAAGAAATATGAAACGTGGATATTAAAAAAAGAGTATGGCTGCTCTCTAAAAAAGTGGTCGCCTTCATTTTGAAAGGACTTAAAATGGCAAGAAAAGGTCGTAAGAGCCGTAAAATGTGCAAATAAATTGCATAGGTATTGACAATCCTAAAAAAATTGTTTATATCTAGCATATAAACTTAGGAAAAAAAATGGCAGAACCCTCAGCAGAATTATTACAGATGATGGAAAACCCAACATCGACTACTCCTATGCCTGCTAAAAATGAAGCAGAGCCTGTAGATACATCTATGTCAGCGGATGAAACTCCTCCAATGGCATCTCCAATGTCCACCCCAGAACCTAAAACAGGAAGCCGCGAAGCAGCTTTAATTAATATTGGTATGGCAATGGACTTAATCGAACAATCCATAGCAGCAATTGGTAGTGATTCAGAAGAAGGACAAAAAGTATTGTCTGCATTGAAATCACTCACAGCAGTTATTGGCGAAAGAAAAAATAGCGTAAAAGAATTGCAGCAATCTGAAATTTTACAGATGCTACAAGCTTTACCTCAGGCTGGAGGCGCAACGCCTGAAAGTAAAGCATTGGCACAAGCGCCACAAATTCCTGGTATGGGCGGAGGTCCGCAAGGATTGCCACCTTCACCTGGACCTGTATAACCAATGACACTTAAGGAGCAATAAATGGATTTATTTAAACCAAGAGCAGCTGGTGCACCAAGACGCCCAACTGATAACAACCAACAAAACGGTCAAATCGTAAATACACCACGTTTCTCTGAAATGGGTGGATTAGACGGTGCAGCTAAAGCTGGTCCTAAGAACCGCATGAATGTTCAAAAACCAGCTGACGGTAAAAAAGTAATTTAATTTAAAAGGGGATAGTCATGAGTTTAGAAGATATGTCAAATGAACAAACGCTTGAGTTAGCTGCTTTAGCTAGACAGTTAGCAGAGAATCCAGAAACAAGAAAAGATTTTTTACGCTTAACTAAAAAAGCTAAACCAGACTTACCAATCCCTGAATTAGAGATTGAAGATGCGACAACAAGTGCCGTATCAAAAGCTTATGAAAGAGTAGAAGGTATAGAAAACAGAATGCGTGAACGTGATGCAAGAGATAGTTTAAATGAAAGACGTCAATCGCTCCTTAAAAAAGGATTAGCTAAAGACGATGCTGACATTGAATCTATTGAAAAAATAATGTTAGAAAAAAACATTCCTAATCACGAAACAGCAGCAGAGTATTGGAAATGGATGCAGCAATCCGCAGCTCCAACTCCAGGTACAAGTTATAACCCAAGTACGTTGTCCAAATTTGATCTTTCTAAATTTCAGAAAAATCCTGTGGCAGCTGCAAGGGATGAAGCATTTAAAGCGCTTAATGAGCTTAGGAAATCTCCTAAACCCATTGGTCTTTAATAGTAACGGGGATTAATTTTTTTTAAAAACGGAGATAAGCTATGGCTATAGGTGGTGGTATTCTTCCGGCTTCAGGTTCAACACAATTAACGGAGTTGACTTACGTCACTCGTAGAGCGTTTATCCCGAAGCTAGTCGTACAACTTTATAACAGCACCCCATTGATGGCGGCGTTGATTGCAAACAGTCAACAAGCATCTGGTGGTGTTTCTTCAGTAACTGTGCCTGTACAAGGCTCACAATTTGTGAACGCACAATGGTCAGACTATTCTGGCTCATTCAATCAACCTTCAGTTCAACAAGGCGCATACAATGCTGAGTTCAACTTAAAGTTGATGATTGCTCCAGTTCCATTCCTAGGTATGGAAGGTGCAGTTCAACAAGATGCCGCAGTCATTCCTTTGATTGAAGCTAGAATGAATGATGCAACCAACGTTATGATGGATGCTATGGCAACAAGCTTGTACAACAACAGTACTAATACTCAACAATTTACAGGGTTACCTGCAGCTGTTTCATCAAGTGGTACTTACGGTAATATTGACCGTGCTACATATACTTGGTGGCAATCAAAACAATATGCAGCAGGTGGTGTCAACCCAACCCGTCAAAACATCTTGCAATACATTTCTGGCACAGTTAAAAACTCTGCTGAAGTGCCTAGCTTTGGTGTGTGCGGCTTTGGTACTTGGACATTATTAGCTCAAGACTACGTTGGTCAAGAGCAATATGTAATTACTCCAGGTTCAGGCTTTGATGGTGAAGCAAACGGTCCTCAAGCAGCTTTCCGTGCATTGATGGTAGCTGGTGTGCCAATTTATCCAGACCCATATTGCCCAGAAGGTACGGTTTACTTCCTCAATACAAATTACCTCTCATTATATATCCATGACCAAGGTTCATTTGTGTTTACAGGTTTTGAATCAACTCTACCTAACTGGCAAATTGGTTATGTAGGTGCGGTGCTAACTATTGCTGAGTTAGTGAATACTAAACCAAAATCCATGACTAAGGTTACTGGATATAACTCATTAACAATTTAAGGAGAATAAGTTATGTCATTAGCAACCAATAAGATTTTAGTTTCAGGTACTAACACTAACACTGCAGGTGCCTACTTTCAAACAACAACTGTTACAGCCGTAACAACACCTGGTACAGTTATTCCAGCTGGTGTGTACTTAATGTACCCAACAGCTAACGTAACTGTGACAGCAAATAATGGCTCTAGTGCTGCTACGCTTTTAGCTAACAACACTGGTGGCGTTATTATTTCTGACGGTCAAAATGTATTTGCGGTGGCAGCATCAGCAAACACATCAGTAACATTATTAGCAACTAATGGCGGTGAAGCTGTTAGTGAAACTTACGCTTAAGGAGACGGTATGATTGCGAATCATGTAGGAGCGTTGTACCCAGATCGTTTTAATGGTATTGCTCTAGGCAAAGTACAAGGTGCATCAGTAGGTGCAACTGGTAATGCTGTAGCAACAATACCAATTACATCTGGTACTGCTTACATCGTTCGTCAAATTACTGTAGCTAACGCAAATGCAACTATTGCAACTGCAAACGTAGCAATCCTCACATCAAGTGATGGTAATGCTTCGAATGCAGTTTCCAATAACGTAGTTTTAGCCAATGTGTCTAGCACAACTACTTACCAAGATTTAGGTTTAAAAGCTGCAACACTAACAGGTGTTTACACAGCTCCAGCTTTATACTTGGTAGTTAATACTGCTGTAACCAATGGTACTTGCGATATTACTGTTTTTGGTGACGTTGTAACGTTATAGAAATGTCAACCTTGTATGTGACGAATAAGTCTGATAATTTACTTGAATTCGATTTTGAATTTAAGACCATACAGTTCCCTAAAGGAAAAACTGTAGAAATTACCGAAAAGGCTGCTCGTCACATATTTGGTTATTTAGATTCAAATAAAGAAGAATACATGGTGAGACTTGGTTTCATTCAAACAAGGAATGACATCGAAAAAGGTCTAAAGAAATTAGAACAATTTGTCATTTCAGACCAACCACCTAAACACAACCACTTGTTATCCCCAGTGGTGGATGAATTACCTTCTCATGAGAATAAGGTTATGCCTTTGAAACGTGAGAAGGAAAAAATCCAAGTGGCTGGATAACAATATATTATTGTATGGAGTTTAAATGTCTCAGACACTATCAGGATATATTACAGAAGTCAGACGACTTTTGCATGATGCTAATGGCAACTTCTATACTGATACTGAGCTTACAGATTATATCAATGACGCTAGAGAGCGTTTAGTTAGAGACACTGGATGTTTAAGAATAGTCCAGATTTCACAAACACCTTTAAAAGTTAGATCAACTGACACTATCAGTGGAGCAACCCCTACAAATCCTACAGCATGGGCTGCTAGTACTGCTCTTACTCTCAATAGTTTTGTTTTTTCTAACATCTTCATTTATCAGGTTACCCAAGCTGGCACAACAGGTACTGAACCCCCTGCTTATCCTGCTTCTAATTATAACTATCCTCCTACTACACAATTCCTAAATGGAACTGCAGGATTAACTTATGTAGGTAATTGTGAAAACATTTACTATGCTTCTCTACCTCAAGGCATACAAACCCTTGATGTTTTAAATATAAATCTCTATTGGGGAAATACACGAGTACCTATGAGATATATGCCGTGGACACAATTTAACGCAGAGTTGCGTTTCTGGCAAAACTATATTGGCAGACCTATTTCATTTACGGTGTATGGACAATCTCAAATATTTATTTCTCCTGTGCCAGATCAAATTTATCAATTAGAAATTGATACTACTGTATTGCCTACACCATTAGTAGCTGGTACAGACATTGATACTATCAATAGTCCATATAGCTCACCTGTAGCTTTTTATGCAGCTTACAAAGCTAAATACAAAGAACAGTCTTTTGGTGAAGCTGAGATATTTAAACAAGAATATATTAAACAAGCACAAGCTGTACTTAACAGCGTATTTACTAGACGAATTCCTGACCCTTACTCGACTTTATAAACTATGGCAGCAGTTGAACAGAAAAAGTCGTATCTTGTTACCAAGCAGTTCAAGGGTATCAATAGCAAAAGCAATCGTACTGCGATTGAAGAGACAGAGTTTTCATGGCTTGAAAATCTCATGCCTTTGGGCTATGGCAACTTAAAAGCACTTCCTAATTCAGACAATCAATCTATTGCTTTTGGTAACACTGTTACTCAACTTTTTTCAGTCAATATCAATAACAAAGATTATGCTTTAGCATTTCAAGCTGATGGTCGATGTGAATATGTAGATTTAGCCACTAACACAAAAGGTAATGTAGCTGTTACAAGTACATTCTCTAATAGTGGTATGCGAGTATCACAATGGAAAAGTGAGCGTGCACTTATCCTTGATCCATCAAAAGGATACTATACTTGGAATGGTACTAATTTAGTTTTTGTAGGTTCAGTAGGTTTCATTGGTTTAATATCTGGTGGTGCAGGATATACAGAAGCGCCTGCTGTTATTATTAGTGCACCTAATGATGCTAATGGTGTTCAAGCTACTGCAGTATGTACCATCACTGAAGGTTCAGGTGGTGTTCGATCTATATTAGTTACCAATGTAGGTTCCGGTTATACTTCTGTACCTGATGTAACTCTTGGTGCACCTAACTTACCTGGCGGTACTCAAGCTACAGCTGTAGCAACTACCTTATCTAATACAGTTGTTTTAATTACAGTGACTAATTCTGGCTCAGGTTAT